TTGTGTATTGACACTCGCTTGCATATTGCTAATAACCTTGTTCTGTTCAACAGCACTCAACTGGACATTACCTCCAATAGACCCTCCGCCAGCGGGGTCAGTCGGCAACGATGCGATGTTCGACATAATCTACTTTATAACTACATAGTTTGTATTCCTACATTACGCGCGATACGCATAATTTAATAAGTGACCGAATTAGCATTTTTCGAACATGTTCGGGTTTCATGTGAAAACTTGTAACATTTATCTCCATGTTTAAACGTTTTATCGTCTATCTCGCTCATATCTGGTGCCTTAAATATAACACAATTGCGGTTCGTGCATGATATACGAAAGAGAGTAGCAAGACCGAAGCCTAAAATGGCGGACATAATGTGTCGTCCTGTATCAGATTGAACGAACTTTGATAAATGCATGATATAGTATATTAATATTATGTATTTTGCTTAATTCTGAATAGGTATCTTGCTTATTTCATTTTCATCAGTAGGACAGTCAACTTCCGTTGATTTAAATGTAAAGCAGTTGTCAACATTGTCTTTGTATTGGATGCGATTTGCATTTTCAGGCGTGGGAAATACATAGACAATGCGTTCCTCTGGACCCCATATGTATACGATAAATAGCCCGATTGCTAAACTGACAATGAAGGTATATATGGACAGATACCTAGAAATCATTACGAAGTATTATTGTATAGTGTACAGGTTATAATATTGATTACCCCTTCATATACTAGAAGTTTCTACAAACGCATCCGCTGGTTCAATGTCAAGCCTTTTTTCATATTCTCGTAATTTAATAAGCATTTTTTTATTTTGAACCATTACCTGAATTGCCTTTCCGCGTTCTTCTTGTATACGTTTATTTGCATCCTCTATTATTTTTTTTGCATCTACTGCTTGAGATTCTTGTTTTTTTATACGATGTTCTTCCATTAATTTTTCATTGTTTTGCTTAATTATTGCAACTTGCTTATTCACTTCTACTTTGTATTTTGGGTCACCAGGAAGATATCCAGAAAGAGTTTCGTCAAGATTTGTTATGAAGAAATCATATATGGATTTGTTTTTTAATATAGTGTTTATACTAACTTCCATCTCGGGGTTACATACAGGATTGGGAGCGTATACAAGAAGGTCTTTTTTGTCACATGTGTTATGTATATGAGGGAACACTAGAATGGTCTTTACTGGATCTAGTTGAACAAATGGAATAGTATATTTTTTCAAAAAATCACTTTCTTCTGCGATTGCTTTATTGTCATCATACCTTGTTTGTCGTAACAGTTCGCGTCGAAATGCAAACGTTCCAGCAGTCGCATGGTTAGGTCCATGTGGACCAAACTTATACATTTGAGAGATGTGTTTAAAATAAACATACACGATACTTGACCCTGCACACAGTGCTTTTGGATTTTCGGTCAATGTATGAACCGCATGGGAAACACGGTCGGGCGGATAGTAGTCGTCATCATCTTGATATATTATTATATCTCCCTGAGTTTTATCGTGCATTATATTTCGTTTTTTACCTAATATCATCTGACTGTCATACTTAAAATACTTCACTTGTGGTATATGAGATACTAGGTCTTCAATCTTGTCTGTTCCATCATCGATGATAATCCATTCCATTCTGTCTTTGGGGTAATCGTAATCATTGAAGCATTTAATTGCCATATCCCAGAAGGGTCGTCGGTTAAACGTTGGAGTACATATACTTACAAATGGTAGTTGACTAGAGCATTCTGAACCAGTAGATGTAACGTGTATTTGTTTGTTAAGTTTCTGTGCCTGACTGTTTCCAGAACTCTTCTTTTTGGAAGGCATTTATGTATTATTAATAATGCGATGGTTCTATACTTTCTTACTTACCCATAAGTGATTTTAGATATTTTTTGACTCTATCTTTTCGTGTATGTTTCTTATTGGTTGTTTTTGTTTTTCGTGTCGCATTCTTCTTATGATTACTTTTATTCTTGCGTTTAGTTTTTGATGATTTCTTTGTTTTCTTCTTTTTCTTAGAATGTGTTGTATTCGAGGGTTCTGGATTGGCATTGCCACCAGGACGATACTTGAGGAACCATTCCTCGTATTCTTTGGATAACCTGTCGGTTTTTAATTTGTTGAACATGACTGTTTTTTCTGCCCGCATATCTTCAATAGTCTCTTGACGTCCGTAACAGTTTATGCTAAATCGCTTAAGAACCCCCTTTTGATTTAATCGATTTTTCTCCTGCACTTCATATAGGAACTTGGCCATGCACATAAGACGGTTTAAGTTATAGTATTCTCTCTTGGAGTACAGAAATGCGAGGTACAAACTAAGCATTGTATCGATGGTTGCAATCTGTACAGGTGAACCATCAATATGGATCTTATTGTAGTTATGGCATGCCATTGGTTCGTATATGAATGCGACCGTATCCAGGTCGTTGACCATGACTTGATAATGTGGAGAAACTACCTCCCCGACGCCTTCTTTGCGACAAATCTTAACACCGCTAATCCCTTCTGTGTCTAATTGTTCTTTAAGAATAGTTGCCGTTGTCTTGGCATCCTCTGAAAATACATCGAAATCTGGTATATTTTCTAATTTTTGTTTCACATGTTGTGGCATATATTTTAGGTAAGTAGATATAGCAAACCCTCCGAAAAATACAACCCCTTCTCCGACAAGAGTGTCTTTAACAATATTGTAAAGTGTTTTGTCGTCTACTAGTTTTTGTGTGGCAGGAGATAGTTCTCGTTGAAACAGTGTATTTTCACAATCCATTTTTTTAAGTGGATGATGTTTGTTCAAGAGAGAAATACGTTTCAAAACCTTTTCCCAACGACTCACATCTCCTTCGGGACGGGATAGTTCAAGGTACATAGACATACGCAGATAGTTGGGAGGACAGTATAGGATGCCTCCCACCGTATGCGCTTCCTTCTGTAGTGTGTCAAATACGTCTTTATTTAAGTATGTGATGTCGGCCATACCGATAAAATTAACAAACACCTTATATGTCCCGTGATGTTGTCCTGATTTTGCCTCAACTTCTTCGAAGCCTGCTTTGTAGAATATGTCTGCTAATTCTTTCGCGTCCTTTACTGGGTTTTTGCTGAAGAAATCATAGTCGGCGAGGTCTGTATCCTTATTATAAAACTTGTCGTGTTTAGGTAGTAGAGCGTTAATTGCTGTACCACCGTAGCATACCAGACGTTTTCGGCGAAGAAACTGTTCTACAATAGAGATCATCTTTTGAACCTCTGCAGAGTTGACTACACGTTTTGACTGCACCTCTCCTGCCTTGTCAACAGCCGCGCGTAATATTGCCATTTCGCATTCTTGGAATGTCATTTTTGAATCACAACTAGGATGTCGAAATTTCATTTGCAAATAAGTATGTTCTATTTGACGTATAGTATATATTATACGACGAAAAGAAATATTATTATCTGAATATGGATAATTTTATATTGAGTGTGTTGTTCCCATTGGACCATCTAGAGGCTTAGGTGCAAATGACAAAGCAGGATCCTGTTTCGGAGGAATAGGTACACACTTCTGTATATACCTAAACTTGGCTGGCTTTAGCACGAATGCATGATTTTCTTTATTGAAGAAAAATGTTTGTTCTTCGAAGTTTACATCACTTTCCTGATAGCGAACTGCAACCATTTGAATGCCTAAGTTTCGACACAGAATAGAACTAGGATTGGGTGGAGACATTTCTAGTTCGTTAGGGGTGCATATAGTTATTTGTCGACGGTTATATTGAGTCAACTCATTTGTATTAGGATTATTTACGACTTCGTTCACGGATAATTGACGCATAAATATAGAGCCACTGGCCATATTAACATATTTAAAAAACGCAGGTACATCGGCAAATGTTCTATTTTTGTTATTTACAATGACTACTATCTTACCCATCATAACTTGAAGAGGAACCTTACTAAAGTTCTCGTATTTATTCTCGTTGCCATACTTGGTGGTGTCAAGCAGTCTACTTTCATGACTCTTGAATATTTTTGCTAGATTGTTGTACATGGCGACATTCGTACTTTTGAATCGGATATGAATAATGATAGGATCTAATGGATTTGGTACTGTTCCTGATACAAATGCATAACTAGTGAGCATATTCATGACATCACTAAACTTTACACTATTTAAGGTTTCCTTTACGTAATTATTATCCTCTGTTGATGTAGCCACCACAGGTTCATCTCCTATTGAATATACCTCAAAGTCCAAAGCGCGTGCACCTTGTTTCAAAACACTTTTTAATGCACACGTCGATACAATGCCGTTTTTATAGTCTCCGGTGCTACAACAATTGTAAGCGGTCTTAATATAGTAGTCACGAAACATATGATCAAAATCTCCACTATTAGTCGAAGTGTACGCCGAACTGATCTTTCCATTAACTTTTCCGTAAAGGCCTTCGAAATGATTACATGTTGACGTTTCTTTGGTTGACATGGAGTAAAACCACCAAACAAGATAAAGAGCGACAAGAACTACAAATGTGTATAAAAATCCAGTAATTGTGCCTTCATTAAGGTTCTTCATCATTTCTAGTGGGTCAGTTTGACTTTCTTTCATAATTGTCTGTCTACCGTACCGCGACATTTTTTATTATCAAATAGTAAGTATTGGGGAGTATTGCAATATGGCTTAAATATTTATATACAGATAAAGTACAGTAATAATCATAAGATATGCCAGGTGGTCTTATGCAACTTGCAAAGCATGGAGATAAAGATGTTATTCTTACAGGAAACCCCAGCAAGTCATTTTTCAAAGTCGCTTATAGTAAATATACTAATTTTGCGCTACAGAAGTTTCGAGTAGACTTCGAAGGTGCTCGTTCTCTTCGCATGGCAGAAGAAACAAAAATGTCCTTTAAGATTCCACGTTATGCAGACCTTCTTATGGACGCATTTGTATCAATAAATCTACCCCATATATGGTCACCCATTATGCCACCTAAAACAAATGAATTAGACCCTGCTATGAATACTGGTGCATGGGTTCCATACGAGTTTAAATGGATTGACTACTTAGGTGCTATGATGATATCAAATATTTCTATTACATGTGGCAACTTTACAATACAAGAGTACAGTGGAGAATATATGCTTTCCATGGTACAGCGAGACCTTCCTGTTGATAAGCGCGAATTATTCTACCGTATGATTGGACATATTCCTGAAAATAATGATCCAGCCAATTCAGGATCTCGTGTTAATGTGTATCCTAATGCATTCTTCACCGAATCGCCAAACGGTGCGGAGCCTTCTATTCGTGGTAAACAACTACTTATTCCCATTAATGCATGGTTTTCTATGAAACCACAAAGTGCTGTTCCATTGGTAAGTCTACAGTATAATGAAATGCATATCCATGTTACATTTCGCCCTATTCAACAACTATTTAAGATCCGTGACGTTCTTGATAGCGAAAATAATTACCCATACATTGCCCCTAATTTTAATGTAGATTATATGCAGTTCTATCGATTCTTGCAGACGCCTCCTGACGTTGCGATATCGACAGAATCGTATGACGACCGCCGTACAGCATGGAATGCAGACGTCCATCTCATATGTACATATGGGTTCTTATCAAAGGACGAACAGCGCTTATTTGCAGCAAAAGAGCAAAAATATCTAATCAAACAAGTACGAGAACATACCATTAAGAACATTGCTGGCACAAAAAAGATTGAATTAGATACACATGGTCTGGCAACAGGATTTATGTTTGCGTTCAAGCGCAACGATATTCATATGCGAAATGAATGGTCAAACCGTACCAATTGGCCGTATAATTATATTCCGTATGATATTGCACCTGCACCAACTACGACGATTGCTGCATATACGCCTATTACGCACCCGATTATCCGTGTGCATCCCAATGGAACTATTGAAGAACTACATATTGGTCCCGGAGTCAACGCAAATGGTATGCAGACGGGTTGGTATTTGACGGGGGACTACAAGATCGCAAACGCGCGGGATATTTTGGAATCCATGGCGATATTGTTTGACGGCAATTACCGAGAAAATAGTCAGGTAGCGGCTGTCTTCGATTATGCTGAAAAATATGGACGCAACCTAGGAAATGCAGAAGACGGTCTTTACTGCTATAATTTTTCATTGAACGATAGTCCACATCTTGGTCAACCTAGTGGAGCAGCGAACTTGTCATCATTTG